GTGCTCTTTAAGAGATTAGGATGACGGATTATATCCGCCGTCTTTACCTCTAGAAGAGTAAAACTTTCATCTCGTCTAAGAATTTTGACCAACTTTGGAAGTCATCTCTTGCGGATTTCAAGAATCCACGGAGCGGCTTTCACAGTTGCCTATCTTAAATCTTGTCAGTTAGCAGTGCAAAGGGCAATAGCTAGAAATCCTGCTACCTCTCTTAGGGAGTTAGCGGGGAATCTACCGTTCCCACGTTTATCCTCCGAGGGTCTACCGGTTGTTATTCCGGTTTACGATCGGCGGTTAATCATGGGCGGGTCTACATCTGTGATACGGTTTTGATTAACATTGTTTAGTCTCTATCGTGTCATTCGTATACCCGGTCGTCTCAAATTAGGGACGATAACGGATGTCTTAACTGTTGAACAATCAACTGTGGATGAAATAGGTTCTAAACTCTCACTTTTAAGTGCCAGTTTAAAATCCTCATTTCCCACGATTGATGGTTCAAGAGTGGACATTCTATTCTTGGAGAAGTCTTCTCCGTCTTCTAGAACATCTTGGACAGGTGTTTTCTTCGATCCGACGATCTTGCGATCGCTGGGCTTAGGAGAACATTTAGAAAAGTTATTCGTGTGCTTTGGTGCTAATAGATTGTCATTGCTATGGGATCTCTTGAAGGATCTCGATGGCCTTAATAAGGCTTCTCGACTTTATGTTAAGAAGTCTTTTGGCGGTCTAATGGGACAGTTAAGTACGAAGGAGGAGGCTGCTGGGAAAGTACGTGTCTTTGCATTGGTCGATATATGGACACAGTCTATATTGAAACCTCTACATGATGCGTTATTTTCCTTGCTTAAGTCATTTCCGAATGATGCGACATTTGATCAGCAGGCGTCTGTTAAGAGATGTTTTGAAAAGGTTAAATTAGCAAAAAAGTCATTTGGTTATGATTTAAGCGCTGCTACAGATCGGCTGCCAATAAGCATCCAGGTCCAAGTCCTGTCCCCCCTAATAGGGGAGGCAGCGGCTGAGGCTTGGGCTGCTTTATTGGTGGGTCGTGAATATTTCCTTCCTGAAAAGAAGGATTATGGTTCATCAGAAATGAAAATTAAGTATACTGTAGGGCAACCTATGGGAGCTTTATCTTCATGGGCGATGCTAGCACTGACACACCATCTGATAGTTCAGTTGGCGTATCGGACTGCCAGAAGTTTGACGTTTGTTGAACAGAAGGTAGTATGATATTCTAATTATGAACTGTTAGGTGATGACATTGTCATTTTCGACGAGGATGTTGCGATTGCTTACTTGGATATTATGTCTAAGTTAGGAGTTGAAATAAACTTGGCGAAAAGTGTTGTTGCTGCTAATGAAACTTTTGAGTTTGCAAAAGTGACTGGCCATAATGGAAGGAATGTTTCGGCTTTACCCTGGAAAGCATTTATTAGTCAGAGTACAATGATGG